GTAGGAGGGCGATGCGTCCACCAAGCATTTATGTCTCTCTGTCTTTTCCTGCGTTCTAGTTCAATCGACTCAAAATTACGCTGAAGCGGTGATTTTCGCTTTAAAAACCACAGCACGATCCCGGTTATCCCGCCCAGCGCCGTTAAAATACCGGCGATCATGGGTGGTTATTTTTTCGAAAACTTGGAAAGAAAATCGACGATCTTTTGCAGAGTCTTTTCAGGCTCATCGCCAGGGATGAACGTGGCCACGGCGGCAACGGCTGCCAGCAGTGCGGTAAGTGCGCCAAGGGCGCCAAGCCAGTCGATCTTTAATAGTGCGGGGATAATTGTTTCCATGCCCCTAGCGGGGTGTCAAAGGCTGATGCGGCGCTTAATCAGTTCCCAGATCGTGCTAAACACGGCCCCAGATACCAGCGCCACTAGCCACAGCTTTGTCTTAATCGTGTGGGCGTCGCGCTCCATGTTTGTTAGGCGGCCGTGATACTCGCCCAGGCTGGCTTGGGAGCGTTCTAGCATATCCATAATTACGCCCTGGCGGGTTTCTATTCTGGCGATTGATTCTCGGACTAGGCTTAACCGCTCTGATAGTTCAGCGACTTGGTCGGTGCTCATAGGGTGGCGTTTTCAGCTCCTTCCGCAATCCGCACCCAATCCACGCCGTCCTTATCGATCCAGCGTTCGATGAATCCCTCGGCCTCAAGAAAACGCAGCGAGCTTTCTAGCTCACGCCATTCGGCTGAATCGTAGCAGTCCATTCACTTTGCCTTCCCCGCATCCTCGGCTGCAGACATATCGGAATATCGTGGCAGGCCGGTGTTCTCGGCTGGCCGTGGCGAGCAAGAGCAGAGCAAGAGAGCGAGGAAAAGGAGGGGCATTTACGCCTCAACTATTGCCCACGCTGATAGGGAATTTATATCCGCATATCCAATATTACCACCACTTGGAACAACTGAAACACTATACAATTCGCCTGCAAGAACTTTTCTAATTAAACAGCTAGAAGTTGGATATAGTGAACCTCCGGCGGGAACTGGAAGCTCATAAAAAACATCAACAACACCAGCAGTTGCCTCATTCAAAAGACTAGTCATTAAGGAAAGATTGAACCAGCTGCCTCCTTGCGATCCAAGACTTAATGAAATAATTATAACGCCGTCTCTATTTATTTGAATTTGAGTAAAGCCAGCAGTTCCGTAAATATATGAAAACATTGAGCCGATATTAAATGTTGGATTTGCAGACCAATACACTTGTGTGTTTCCAGAAATTGTATCTTCATTTCCTTGATCCCACTCCGTGCGAATCGCTGATTTGATTGGTGCGGATCTGAATAAAGGCATCGCCTAATCCTTAATGACTAATCCAGCTTGCTGTGCCAGCCGTGGAGAAAATGGCCGAAAGAGTTGTCGTGGTATAGTTGCATTCGTAAAAATCCCCGCTAGATAAGACTACCATAAACCCTCCGCCAAGGGTTGTGGCCGTTGCTCCCGCATTAATGAATAACTGCCCTGCTCCGAGGTTGTAGACAGTAGCCATTTTGCGAGCGGTATTGGCAGGGACGAGAGTGGCTGAAGCGAGTGAAGTAAAACTTCCCGAGGTAATGGCGGTGGCTGAGATTGATAAGTTGGCGGTGACCGTGCCGCTAATCGCAGGAAGCGAGCCGATGGTGACGCTATTGCCAACCGTGACAGAGGAGATGCTGACTGGAACAGTCCCGCTGATGCTGGCCGTGACAGAGCCGATTTGCGCTATGCCAGCTCCGATAGTAACTGAACCAGCAATCGTTTGAGTTCCAGTCGGGTTGGCCGTGACTGTGCCTGCAATCGTAACCGTGTTGCCTACTGTAACGCTACCAATTTGTGCCGTGCCTGCGACTAACGCAGGCAAAGTTGTTAGAGATACTGGTTGTGTGCCTTGAAAAAATGTTCCATTCACAGTTACGCTCGAATTTGCAATCGTCACGCCGTGGGTCACACAAGAGCCGATGGTTATAGAGTTGCCAATCGTAACAGAGGAAATGCTAATCGGAACCGTACCGCTGATGGAGGCAGTGACGCTTCCAATCTGTGCCGTTCCTGCTCCAATGGTGACTGTGCCTGCTCCAACCGTCACAACTCCAATGCGGTTTGTGCCAGTAGGCAAGGCAGAGCCGATTGTGACTGTGCCAGAGATGGGCATAGGAGTGCTAGATCCCACACTTCCATTAAGAGTTGAAATTTGAACTGGTACTGCATATTGATCGCTTGCGGAAGTTATGTCTTGGTCATAAGGAATAATGGGTATCTGAAGAAAATCACCAGTACCATCAATCTTTTTTCCAAAAACATTTGCCGTCACCGTGCCGGAGACGGCGGGGAGCGAGCTGACTGTGACTGTCGTGCTGGCCAACTGATCGTCGTAATAGATGACTAAAGCGGCCGTGGTAGTCAGGCCGGCGGTAGTCGCCACCAGGGTGAGTGCGGTATTTGCGCCAGAGGTAAAGGCAGAGGCGGTGACGGAGCTATCCGCAAAGTTGTACATGATCCGCCCGCGATCGGCGGCCGTCACGAGCAGAAGCTGGTCGCGATCAATGTTTAGCCCGGTGAGCGTAAGGACGTTAGTCGTGGGTGAATAAGAGTAATTTGGCCAGACTTGCTTCATATTGTGTTATTCCTTGTCATCCTAGGGCGATTGCCAGCGCCACGGCCGTGCCGGTGGTCACGCCACCCGCTGCGGCCCCACCCGTCACAATCGGCGTCCCTACGGCAACCGTGATGCTGGCAGGCCCGCAGACTGTGGCGGTGATAGGCATTATTCGGTCACCTCACCCGCAATGGATACCGATCCTTGCAGCAGGCGGATTTTAGTGGCGGCCGATGTGGTAAGCAGCAGATCCCACTTTCCTCCGCTGATGGGTAGAGCTGAAGCCGTAGCTGCGTTCAACGCCAGGGTAAGGCTGCCAGTCGTGCCAGTAGCAGTAACGGTCGCAAACGTGGCAAGCAGGTTGCCGTTGTAGGTGTCGCGGATTTGAGCGGCTGCGGTAGATCCAGCTAGGGAATAGGTTGCGCCAGTACTGTCCTTAACGGCCACTTCCAAGGCAAGATCCACGCCCTGTTCTACGGTTAGATTATATACGCCAGCGGCCATACTTCTGGATGGCGTGTGTCAAAGGCTAGTAGACTGCCCACTTGCTTTTCAAGTAAGTCTCTATAGTCAGCCTTTCAGTTTCCGTGACTGCTCGGTTATAGACAGCAATCTCGCCTATATCACCCTTTAGATTAAGTGAGCTACCATAGCCCCCTAGCCCAGTATATGTCTGACTTCCAGATATAGTTCCAACATTTGTGCCAGATACATTATTTAGATAAGCAATTCCACCATTAGCAACGGACGCACCTCGCAAACAACTTCCAACAATAAAATTACTGCCAGCCGTACCACCTGAAAAAGCCAGACTTCCAGAGTTTCCACTTCCATTATCACTACCAGATAAAATAAACTTATTTCTCCCATTCACATTGTAACTAGATTGAGTGATAATACCAATATAAGTGGCAGGAGAACCAGTTTTGAATATGATTGAGCCATTTGTTGCGTCACTATTTGCACAAACAATAAATACGCTATACGCAGAGCCTCCAATGGATGATGTAAAGATCATACTATCACTATCAAATCTTATAACGGGAAGGCCATTTTTTATGTTAGTCTTGAGAACTGGTCTTTCACTAGAGGTGGATTGGGTGGCGTGATTAGAATTTCCGCTTTGATCTTCCCAGCGAGCAACAGCAGAGCCATCAGTAGTAACCAAACTCCCGCCAGATGTGGCATCGTAAAGGCCGGATGTTGCCACAAGAGATAAGATCAGCCCATCGAGGATTAAGCGGGAATCATCATTGATGATTGTTGTCCCAAAAACAGCGTTACCAAATATCATTGATAATTAAGAACGGTGATTCGGTAGGTGGCGGTGTTTATGTTGATAGTGCCATTATCTGAATTACTGCAAGAGAGGCACACGGTGTTTGCTTGGTACGCCACGCCTTGAATGACTGCCCCAGCCGAAACTGCTGATGGCAAGCCAATCAAAACAATGTCGTTTACTGTCGCACCAGTCACCACAACATCACGATAATGTTGATCGTTTGACGCTACCGATCCAAAGGTAACAGATGCCAAGGTTGAGAGAGTTCTAAAAGCACCATTCCCAGTTCCCATAGCAATATAATAACTTGAGGTGATTGAGACATTATTTGCTGCTATCGTGACAACAGTTGAGCCTGTACCAAAAGCTCCCGCCTCCCAGTTGACCGCAGTGACGCCGGTGGAGTTTTTGAGAACCCTGTTCCCCCAATCTACCGAAGTGACAGCAGACGAGTCGGCCAAGAACCTTGTTGTGGCAGATACATTTCCGCTCCAATCAGTCACGACATTTGTAGGGAGACCGAGCGTAACTGATGACGCAATAAGTCCTAGACTGACTAAGGCGCTTGTGACATTTGTAGATGCAGGTTGGACTATTGGGGTAGAATTGTAAAAGGAAATTTTTTGCCCAGTGCTAGTCCCGATCTTACTTCCATTTGTTGAGCCAAAGACAAACGGTATATTATCAGTAACTGTAATTGCAGATCCTGTTAAGGCCACAGTCGGGAATGAGCCACCCTGCTCGTTTAGAGTTACTGTGTTTGCTATTAAACCAAGGTTGACCAATGCGCTCACGACATTTGTGCTGGCGGGTTTAGAAATTGGGGTGCTGTTATAGAATCCAACATCCCCTATTCTACTAACAAATCGTGCGTCCGATTCGGCGGCATTATAGAATTGCTGGCCGGTCGATGGCGAAAAACTTCCTGTGGTGATTAAATCTTTGCGAATAGTAACAGACTTTTGCAGAATTGTTTTAGGATTGCCATTTTGGGTTAGCTCAATTTCCAGAGTCGGCGTGATTGAATCTGCGTCTGCGTTAGTAAAAAAGTCTGCCAACTCGGCGGTGTTGAGTGTGAGGGTTGTCTGCTTAAAGGGAGCAAAGTCTACGCCAGTAGCGTCAAGAGTCAGGGCGGTGGTAATGTTTGTTAAGCCAAGTCTACCAGTAAACGCAATGATATACCCGCCTCTGCCGTTCTCTTGCACCGAAATATTCGAGGTAATCGTGTTTATGCCCGATGAGATTGCGGCCTGCACAGTGACCGCGTTAGCCCCGATGGCGATAGATGTGGTGGCGTTAGGGCCGTAGACAAGACTAAAAGAACCCCCAAGGATGCCAGGCCCCACCTCTAGCTCGTAGGTTTCGTTTCTTGTGGCTGAGCCTTCGGATAATAAAGTCAGAGCAATCTCACCTGAAGTTGGCGAGGTAATAAAGGTATCGGAAAAGACGGCTGGATTTTTTTGTAGTCTGACCGTCTGTTGGGCGTTGACTCCTGTGATTGGGTTGCGTCTTGTACCCACCACGACCGAGGATGCTGGGAAGAGGGTGAAAGAATCTGCGGAGAAAGACATAGCCGTGTTAGGCTGTGTTGCAGTAAGCAAATATTGATTACCATAAATTGAAACTGTGCTTACATTGTTGGATATTGCATTAAAGACAGATACAGCCGATGCGTTATAGGCAATCGCGGCTGAGGTAATACCGTTGCAGATTAGTTTAAAATCTCCGTCTGATGGGATGGCCTCGATGTCTCCAATAGCGGCCTTTAGAGTCGCCCCAGTCGCATCAATATCGCCAATAGTTCCGTCAGCCTTTTTTTCAAGTAAGCGCAGACGAAGGGTGTAGCTGTCGTTTCGGGTAAGGGTGGGCAGATCGCCACCCGCACTTGCCCCTGCCTGCACCAATTCGCCCGTGCCTGTGTCGATGTATAGGTCTAGGGTAGAAGCCATTTAGGTTTGATGGGTGTCAATTTAATTTAAAGACACCACTTCCAGTAAGCCCAAACCCTCCTTGGTATAAATCAAAAACCAACCACTCAACCCACAAATAGAATGTTTCGTCATCGTAAAGTGTTGCGTTTGGGACAACCACTCCTACTGCGGTTTTTGTTGGGATATTCGGTGCTGGTACTGTGGGGAGCGTATCGCTACCAAAAAAACCTCCATCATCTGCGTTTAGGCTGTAAGTTGCTTTGGGAAACAGCGATGAATTGTTTAGGCAAGTAATTGACCATCTACCAGCAGACACAATATACCCTGTTTTGGGTGGAGTGTATGGGCCGCCGCCCAAATTATTAATCGACCATCCTATGCTTCCAGTACATTCCAATAAGGGAGGGTCTATCGGTGGCACTAAACCAGATGGGGGTAACACAAAAATAATTTTTTGTGCTTTAATTGTTGCATTAATTCTAGTTCCATCAAATAGCTGTTTTAGGGAAATATTCTCACCAGTAATTAGCTTATGTTGCCCCAATAAATCGGCCGCATATTCCGTTCTTTTTATAATATTATTAACTAAGTTGGTGCTTAATATCTGCCCATTTTTTACTTCTCGAATCCGTGGAACAGCTATCACTAGGCCGTAACGGCATTAATTACCGCCCCCTTGATTGTGTAAGAAATATTTATATTATCACCTGCTATTGGTCGCTGTTCTTCCGCCGTTCTTACCAAGTCCTCAATTCGATTTATGATACTATTTATATATTCTGATGAAATGCCCACGCCCGCTGGACTCTCTGGGATAATCCGCAGAGGTTTAGTTTTCATTAAAAGTTAAAACTCTTGCCGTAAAGTCCGTTTATAGCAGAAAGATTGACTGCGCCATCGGCGGTAAAGAAGTCGTCTGAGCCACGGAAGTATTCTGTAAACTGCTCCTCAATCTGATTGAATAATCCACGCCTTTTGAAACTGATTCCTGTCTGAACATAGCCAGCGTAAATCCACTCCCGCAAAGCGGGCCACTGAATAATTGAGCCAGAAAAAAATGTTCCGGGCTTAGGTGGCGGTGTAGCCGCAACAGTTTCGGCTTGGTTTAGTGTTCTGCGATATTCTCTTGCCCTTGGGTTTGGTGGCATAGCCGTTCCATTGATAGATGATGGCAAAAATCTCTTTGTAGGTAGAGATAACTGCGACGCACCCAAATTTAAGGTAATCTGACCGCCCTTTAGTGTATCAAAAAGAGAGCCATCTGAAAGATAGCGCACCACAATGGAAGCATCTGCCCCAAAGATTCCCGCCCCTGCTTGGCCGACAGTTGTAATATAAGCTGGGGGCAACCCGCTGGCATAGTCTAGGCCGACATAAGTCACCTGCAATTCTGATAGATTGCCATCCAGCGGATTAATGGCGGTAGTTTCAACCAGCATACGGGAGTATTTAACCGACGATGTAGAAAAGGCCGTGTGTACGGTATTGCGGTCTGGCTCTAGGGTGGCCAGATCAGCGGTGCGAATAGTGTAGGTTTCGACAAGCGTGACAAGTCCGTCAACCTCCGTAGATCGCTGTTGCTTGCGCAGGATCTTCTGCCCAGCGTTCAGAGCTGTATTAATAATGACGGCAGCCATATTAGTTAGCCGATCGCAAGATGGGCACTCCAAGTTTGTCATCCACTTTTTGCAAAATATTTGTCACCAGCTTTTGCATGTCTTTAAAGCTGCCCAGTAGTTCAGTGTTTTGCTGTCTCTGTAAATCGCCCTCCGTTTGCGTCAGCGCTTGTATCTGCTCGTTTGGCCGAAATCCCATCTGCCCAGGTTGAGCGCCAACGCCAGAAAGCAGACTCACGTCGGTCTGTCTTTGTTGTTGCATGCGTTGGGCATCAATCTGGCGAACTATTCCGCCCATTCCCATGCGTTCAGCAGATGCCCTGACTTTATCCAGAATCGTGCCTGACGATTCCATCCCACGCATAATTAGCTCCTTATTTTTAAGGGCCGTGTCTTTTTCAAGTTCTAGGATCCGTTTCTTTTCGTCCCTGGCATATTCGGCATCTCTCATCATGCGATCAAAAATCGTTTTATCCCGGTCGGTTTCAAGCCTAGCCGCTTCTTTAATGTCGTAGATTTCCTCGTCGTATAATTGTTTGTCTAATTTCTTCTTTTCATCAGCGGCTGAAGCAATGGCATCTGCGCTTTCCATGAGAGGAGCTGAGCCTGGCTTGGCTGTTTTTGCTTTAGGCTGCAACGATTCTCTATGCAGTTTTCTTATGTCTTGGCCTATCTGATAAGCTCCTTTGATGTCGCCAGTAAATGCTGTTTTTAAGGCATATCCAACCATGCCAATCTCTTCTCCAAATTGCTTGAATGATTCAATGACTGGATTGATAAAAGATGCCAACTCTCCAAAGATTATTACAAAGGTATTTTGAAATGTTTTTAGAGAATCCGAGGCTTCTGAAAGTTGTGAGATTGTTTCGTCCGACCACACGCCGATAGCGTTGCCCTGCTCAATAATTGCGTTTGATCCTTGATTTAATACTTTAATTAAATCAGTTTGTGCCTTGCCAAGAAGTTCGTTGACGATAATGAATTGCCGGCCTTCATTTGCGCCACTTGCAAAGCTGTCGGATATTTTTAGCAATACATCCTCCGGCTTCATTGTTTTTAAATCTTCAATGCTGATGCCAACTTCCGCAAAAGTCTTGCCTAGTCCAGTATCCCCTGCCAAAGCCTTCTGCTGAGCCAGTGATAGCTTGTTTAACCCAGCGGACACTTGATCAATACCGCTGCCATAAACAGATGCGGCATTTCCAAGAAGCTGCAATTTGCTGGCAGATACACCGAACTTTTCCGCAATATCCTGCAACTGGTCGCCCTTTTCAATCGCATTCGCAAAGCCAGCAACGATCTTGTCGAACGCAAAAGCCCCAGCCACCATCCCGCCTACTTGCTTTGCAAATTTATTTACCGACGATTGGGCCGTCATAAGGCCGCGATCAAAGCCAGATGCGTCTAGTGCGAGTTTGGCTGTGGCGACGGCGTCCATTAGGCAAATCCTGCTTTTTTGGAATTATGTTTCACGATGGCAATTACGCTTTTTGCTAATGTCTCTCTCTGGATGTCAAGAGTCTTGCGTAAGGCTGAACGGCCTAAAGCTCTTCCTATCCACGGGATACTATTAGTTAGTCTAACATATTTATTATTAAGCTCTACCGAACCGCTCCCATATTTTGATATAAGTCTTGTAATCCAGTCTTGGATTTTGCCAACGTTTTTCACGCCATCAAATCCGCCAAGTTGTGCCGCGCATTCAGCCCATCCCGCTTTTGCAATTCCTACTTTTCGCTTGGTTTCGTTGATATATTTTTGCTGCTGCACTTGTAAAATAAAACCACGATTCGCAGCTGTATGGCGCCCTATGTTGCGATCTCCCTCACCCGCCCTTCGCGTTCTTCCGTCACCCTTGTTTCTCATGCTTTGATGGAACCGTTTTATGCTAGATGAATTTAATTCAACATCTTCTTCTTCGAGCCAAACCCTTCCTTCTTTATTAGTAAAACGACGCTTAAAAGATGCCGGATCAAATTGTTTCATACGGATCGCTTCATTCATCCAGTGCTTACTTAAAGGCTTGGTAATAGATGCAATATCTTTAAGAACTGCATTTTCGCCCTTCTTTCTTGCCTTTGCATTTAATCCATAGGGCTGAGTTGCATTGGCTAATCTAACAGCCAAAGCTCTGCCAGATTTTCTTAATTCTCTTGCCTGCTCTTCTGCTGTTAGTTTTTGCCATCCATTAAGAGCTTTAAGCAATTTTCTATTATCTAATACAAGGCTGGCGCTCATAGTCCTAACGCCATCTCCATGTCACGGAGATCCGTGCCCACGACTGAATATGGTCTGCGTAATTTCGCCCCATTTGTATACATAAAGACGTGCTCAGCTTGGTGCAGGATTTGCAGAGGGATTTCCCATAAGATCGTCATAAGTGGCCAGCCGGTTTCTTTAGCCAGGACGAACACGCTGCAAGCGGTTCCTCCTGGCGTTACCCGTTTCCCGGTGGCTGTGGAACGCCGGACGGAATGACGTTGACCTTGGCCTTATTGGATTCGTTTAAAATGCTGGCGACCAGCAGGCTTGCCGTGTCTCGATCCTCTTCGCCAAGATTTTCCGACCATTCCATCAGTTTTTCCCTAAATGTGTCTTGGTTCCAAGCCAGTTTAATTGCGGCTTTTCTGTCTTTCGCCAGCAAGATATGCAAATAGATAAAGGCATAAACAAAGAAGATTGGGCTGTCGTTTTCGTTGCGGATCTGAATCATCAGAAGCCTGCTGCCCTCGGTATATGGCGCCAGCGGCTGATCTTTGAAAAGTTTATTTGGCGATATGAATGCCTGATCCAGTTCCTGCAATAAGTTTTCTTCGCTCATAATTTTCTTAGGATTGCCCGCTTGAGTTCTGGGCTGGCTTTCTCGCTGACTAGAAGCGTCTGCCCGCCGCGTTGAATGGACATAATAGGCTCTGCACGCTTCAGCAGGCCCAGAAGTGTCTCTCTGTTCTCGAGCGCTGCCCTAACATATCTGATTGGAGACTCTTCATCTGACTTCATGTTTGCCCAGGTGCGTTCCATCTCAGCCTTCGCTTCCTCGCCATCGGATATGCTGAACCAAAAGGTAAACTGACGGTGGCCGTCTTCTTTTACAATGCAAGTAACAGGATCAGTTTGTCGCAATTTAGCGCCAAAAGCAGAAGCAGCCGCAGCCACTTTGATATTCGTTGTCCCCCAAAAGCTATCAATCATTTTAGGATTTCATTAACCCGCCCCTTTGGGCTTTAGCTCATGTTAGGGAAGCGAGTCGCAGAAACGTCCACAGTTACAAAGCCGTCCGAGGCTCTATTGACTGTGACAGAATCCACAATGATCTTGCCTCCCGTGCTGGTCGCGTTGGCTAGGGTCGTGAGCACTGCGCCTGCCGTGGTCGCATAGGCGCCAGTGATAGTGGTAGAAAAGGCGAAGGTATCGGTAGGATTATAGATTCCAACCCCGACCACCTCGCCGCTTTGATTTCTAACTTCCGCACGCTCAACGTTACGGGTTTCCGTGAAAGATTGTACAAGGCCACCTGATTCAGCAGTGATACCGAAAAGAAGGCCAGATGTTCCGATTGTTGTGGCTGCCATATTGCCTTAAATTTTGTGTCAACTTGCGATGGAATTAGGGTAGGCAATGACTGCTAGTTTATAGGTGCGACGCATTGTGCGCTCTTCATCGTCGGCCTCTGGCTCAACAGAATCCACCTTAGCGTTATAACAACGTGCAGATCCGATCGCCGTCGTGGCGTTTAACCTAGTAGCCAGCGAGCTAGAGTCATAGAAAACCTGTAGAATCTTTGAGCACTTTTGAGTGTGGGCATCCAGAGTTGTGTCGTCGTAGGAATCATCCACAACGATTTCTACCGGCACGCTAAACACGCCAGATCCCTGCACCGGCTCTTCTGTTCCTAGCGTGGCTTTAATCACGATCGATGGCGGCATGTTTTCAGTCTTATCGTGCGACAAGTGATACGTTGGCCCAGTAACTGTTGCGGATAAAAGCTCTTGAAAAGCAGCTTCAATTAGACGATCGAGCATGGTGACGGCGGGCATATTCTAAACTCCTCTTGTCACCAGATCGGGCGAATAGACGGATCAAATGTGACCATGGTTTTACATCCAGCGCCACCATGCGGAAACGTTGGGGTGTAGTGGTATCGCTTCACGCAATCAGGCCAAGTTATCGCGGCCTTTCCTCTGGCTGCCTTTGACGTATCCACGGATCGATCATTATCTTCAATAATAAAGGTGCAGGGTAGATCTGCCCCAGCCACGTAGTTTACGGCCTCATAAAAATGCCCCTCATCCTCAGCTCCATCGCCTAAGAAGCACCACACTTTTGCCGAGCTTCCCTGCTCTTTGAGCGTGTGTGCTACTCCGGCCGCTATCCCGCAAGTGCCGGCCAAGACGCTCGAGGTGTAGAAATTCAGTTTACGGTCAAAGACAAACATAGAGCGACCTTCTCTAATCATTTCTTCAAGCAAATTGGGATCTCCGCCTGCGAGCAGATAGTGGTAGTGGGATCTGTGGCTTGAGAAAATCCAATCGCCCGGCTGAATGTCTTTGAATATCTCAATGAGCTGATCCTCATTCCCCCCGCATAAATGAATCAGATATGGCAGTTTGCCCTGCTCAAATAGCGCCTTAATCCGCAGTTCAAAATCAATTAGATCCTGTTTGTTCATACAAAGGCATCGTGACTATCGGTGGCCAGCTTTTCAAACAGTGCGACCTTGGCGTGATTGGCGCATTCGTGCAGGCAACTGACGCCAGGGTTAAAGTTCTTATGCCATGCCCGCGCTTCTTCGCTAAACCATGCCTCGGCAAAACTTTGGTTTTTCATGGAGGCGATTCGGCCGTGATTGCTGTATGCGGTGTTGTGACAGGCGTAGATATCCAGATCCGCACCGACAACGCAGACCGCCTGAGCATAAAGACAGCGATGGAATGGCCGAACAGGTGACTTACTTGGGCTATCAAGATCGTAGGTGGTGTTAATGGTGAAGTCTGAATCGCAAAATGACTGGCATTCGGCCAGTTGTTCGCGCACACGGGTGGCGATTGGGGCGTGGTACTCTTTGAAGTTTTGTACGTAGACGGGCGAAAAGCGGACGTTTTCCACGCCAATATCTTTGAGCCGCTTTGCAAAGGGCACTAATCCCTCGTAGTTGTAGTTTGTGATTATGAAATTCACACCCAGATCACAGGACTGGGTTTTTGTCTTGGCAAATTGTTCTAGGTTGGTGATGACGCCGTCGAACCAAGATTCCGGCACGTTGCGACTAGCGACCATCTGCTCGGAGCTGGTGTAGTCCATCGATACCCTCACCCACTTTGCCTGGCCTAATAGTTCCGCCCGCAAGCCGGACAAGCTCTGACCGTTTGTAATCATCGACAAATCCAGACCAGCCTCGATGGCGCGGCCCATGATGACGGCGATATCTTTATGCAGTAGCGGTTCGCCACCGCCCGAGAAGGTGATGGCCTTGGTACCAATGGCGCCCAGATCGTCCATGAGCTGAAGGGCTTTTTCTGTGGGCATAGTGTCCCGCTCGTTCATGGCGGTGTGCATGCCTGATTGGAGGTGGAGATCTGGCCGATCCTTCTTGCGGGTGGAGCCGTCCGAATAGGTGCAGAATCGGCAAGCGTGCTGGCAGATGTTGATGGGCTTTATCCGCACGTAAATCGGTGCGGTGATAATATCGTCCCGAAAGCTGGCGATCTTTTCTGGAAAGGAAAAGATTTTAAGGTCGCTGTACTTGTTCTGCTTCACCACTCATCCTTCCGCTCGACAAGCATGGTGGAAGTTCCGACGCTTAATCTATCCAATGCGCTTTGATACTCGCTGACTACGTTTTCTTTTTTTAGTTCGACGATTGGGAAGTCGATCATTTCCCTAAGAGCTTTGGTCAAGTCCTGCGTGTGAGTCGGCCCCGTGTAGAGCGGCTTGCTTTTGTTTCCGATGACTACCCGCAAGATGGCGGCCGGCTTAAATTGATTGCAGCTAATATGCTGGGCTACTCCTAGGTGATTCACAATGGCGTCCAGTGCGTTCAGAATAAAATCCATCCGCTCAATAAATACAACGGGTTTTAGCCCGGCTAAACTTAGGCCCGTGGCTAATCCTACCATCAGATTTTCAGCGACAGGCGTTTCAATCAGTTGTGAATCCGCAACATTATTGAGCGTGCCTGCCGCTCGGCCGCCTATCTTTACCCCGTAGCCTATAAACCTAACGGCCGGATCGGCCGCCAGTAAATCCATCGCCTGAGTCAGCTCCTTCCTCATAGCAAGCCTTCCTCTTCTAAAATATGAACAGCGTGGAATGCGCTCCTAGCCATCTGACCGCGTTTGGTAAATATGACTGTTTCGGCATCCGCACAGAGCAAATGAAAGGCGTCCTTGTTATGAACGTTAAGGCATGGCCAGCTCGGCCCGGTGGAAGTTCCGATGACGGCTTTTGCCTTGGCGGCAGTGGCTCCGATCCAAGTCACATTCTTGCCATCAAATGCCGGGCATAATCCAGTAGCTGTCGTTGTAACAACCCTATGCCCTTTGGCTATTAGCTTAGAAACTAGGACGCGGAAATCGTCGGGGTTAAAGTTTGTAAATTGACCAGACAGCCCTGGCGAATTTATCACGACGATGTCGAAGTCTGGAGCCATCTGAATAAAGGAATCTAAGGCTGGATAATCAAACAGGAGGTCATCGACTTTCTGGATCGGATTCTTAACGCACATCCTGCTAGCCAGTTCCTCAAACCAATCTAAATGAAATTTTGAAAAGTTTAATTTATCGGTGTGTCGCTCCCAATATCCGCCCGTGTTCCGCCAAGAATCAATGCTGTTAGCTGGTGCTTCGCTGATGGGTCGAATGCGTAGTCGTAAAGACATGTCGCTTCGCAAGGCATCAATCTCCTCAAACTTGCACAGCTCTGGATTGTGGTAGTGCGTGATCTCAATATCTGGATTTTGCAGGCATAGCCGACGTAGAAAATTTAACTGCACTAGGTTGTCGCCCAAACGCAGTGCGTTGTGGGTGTGGATCACGGATTGCGTTCCTTAAATATCTTCTCGCCTAGCTCGTAGTTTTCCTTGGCGTTGTGGCGCTTAAATTCCGCGTCCTGAGTTGCCCCAGTAAACAGCGGATTATTGTGAGTGAATACGATGTCCTTAGCAGGAATGATGACGCCGTCCTTCGCCCCTCGTAAACTGTACTCGTTATCGCTGAAAATACCTGAGCATGCGTCGTACTCCGGCGCGAATAGCGTGCCCTGATCTTGCAGACGTGCTTTGGTGAGGATTGCCATGCACAGCAGATCGTCTTTGCGATGCCCGTCAGAGATTGCGAGCACTGCGGGCTTGCTGGTATCGCCAATCCTATCGCTGATTATTTTGTCCCAATGCAGCGGAGGATCCCAATCGTCGGAGCCTTGAATGATAATTTCACCACGGGCTACTTCGGCCGCTCGGTTCCACGCCGCCACGCACCCGCCTTTGCCTGAGATCATGCCCCAATTTGCTAAAGGCTTAGACTTCTCGTCGTCTTCATCGACTGAATAGATCCACTCGATCGATGCTGGATCTGCCGCTTTTTTCATCCACAAGATGCGAGCGTTGATTGCTTCTTGCGGGCGGCCTCGGGTGGCGTGGCAGACGGTAATCCTTACTGGCTTTTGCGCCCGCCACATTTTCTCAATCTTGTCCGCCTCAGTGGTGTCGCCGACGGCTTTGCAGGCCGCTAGGTACAGATCGATGCACTCAAAATCATAAACTGTGCGCTGGGCGTTCCAGATCTTTACGCCCGGATCGGGCTGTACCATGGCCGATTTTAGTAAGTGATAGGCTTGCAACCACGCGCCCACGCTGGCCTCTTCCCTGGCTAAAAAGTAAATTGCTTCTCTGCGCCCAGGGTTCATCTGATGCGCCTTTTGGTATAGGCCGATCCTGACCGTGCGATCCTGCGTAGCCGTGGCTTGATTGCAGGCGGCCTCGTAAGCCAGCGTTGCCTCCTGACCCGGCCAGACGGCCGCCACGTGTGACCACGGCTCTGATTCCGTCCTGCGATTGCCTAAGAATAGTTCCTGCTGGTAGTAGTAAGCATACTTGCCTGCTTCGCTTAACTGCCCTTGAAGGATACGGAGATTACGATCGGCGCTGTTTGGTTTGTAGCCACCAGGGTGATGCTCCACCCATACCGCCTGTTCGCCCACAGATTCTAGCCCAGCGTTAGGCAACAGCGCCTCATGCACGGCATAATGCCACTTTCCAGACCATACGCCGTCTATACGCCGCACCATACGTTCACGTACTGGGGCGAGTTTGGCGTTTAAAACTGCATATACGCCCGCATAGATGCCGAGCTTCGGATTCTGTTCAAATGCTTCTACGCCCCTTTTAAGAGCGTTTTTGAGGTCTTTATGTGGCAAGTCATCGCAATCCACCCAGACTGCATAGTCGCCAGTACAGGCATCCAGTGCGGTGTTGCGAGCAGCGGCAAAGTTATCGACGTGGGGCCAGCTTGCCCCTGCGGGTGCGTTTTTATATTCGACAATCTTGGCGCCTGACTTTCCTGCTATGTCCCTAGTCCCGTCATCAGGCCGGCCTCCCTGGGCAATGCAAACCACTAGCTCGTCGCAGAGTGGTTTAAAGGCTGCAAGGCAGCGGTCAATAAATTGGGCTTCGTGCCCAGCGATCATGTAGATGGAAATTTTAGGATTTCGAGCGACCATGCTAAAACTCTCGCAAACCCAAGACGTAAGAGCCGATTGAAGTATCTAAGGTCACGATGCGGAAACTGACTGAATTAGCCACTAGGACTGAACCGATCGTGGGGGCGGTGGCCATGTTAGCCACGTCGATGGTAAAAGTGCTGTTAAGATCTAGGTCAAACCCGCCCAGCTCAACTGCCTGTTTTCGTGTAATCGTAGAAAGAATGCCCGTGACGCTAGTGGAACCTATAGTGGCGGCCGTGCCAGTTTGATCGTATAAAGCGGCCAGACTTTCTTTGAGGCATTCTGTAAATTCAGACATGAGAGGATTTCTTAAAGTGGAAAGGGCGGTGAGCCGATTGGCCCACCGCCCTCCCCGAGTGAATTAGCTACCGTTGATACGTACGAGGCTGTTCGGCTCTCCCGCTTTCACGCCGTAAATCAAGGCGTAGGTGCGTTGGAGCTGGCCTTTGACCACGTCGTAGTTCTCGCGAACCATGACGGACAGGCCAGTGCGGGGTTCCGTTACCACGCTGATGTCTCCGGGAATCGGAACGCCAGTAGGGACTTCAGGAACGCGAGCTGCAATCAACAAGGCTTCTTGCTGGGCGAAGAATCCGCCAAGCGTGATGCTGTTGGAAGGCACTGCGCTATACTGGCTGATGTTGAATCCAGCCACGTTGCCAATCCCAGCCGTGCGAACGAGGTCGCCCGAGATTTGAGGATTCGCCACGACGGTCGTATCATTCAAGAGCGCACCGTAGAAGCTGGGGTTGAGAACAGCGTACCGGCCGTTGACCGGCGAGTTGTTGTTGTTGAGGGTAATTCCGGCCGACACTACCGAGCGGTATGAGAAGGCGCTGGAAGCAACCGTCAACGCGTTGGTAAAGGTGGAGGAGGTTACGAGAGCCAACAGATCCCCAACCATTTGCAACCCGAGGGCGTGCGCGGCTGCGCCGGCAAAACGCTCGATGAGGTTGATGTTGGAGCTGGTGCGCTCTTGATCGTCCACAGAATACGAAACGTGCTTAAACTTGTTAAGAGTGATCTGCACATCCGTCTGGGTTGTCGCAGTTGCTGCGTAACCGTTAGCCTGGGAATAGTCCTGAGCTGTGGTCGCAGAGATGCGGTGGGTGTAGACTGATGCGTTGTATTTAGCCGCTTCGCTGCTGAAATCCGTTACGGAGTTTCTGAGGAAGCTGTAATCCGCCACGAGGATCTCGAGAGCCCTCTGAGCGATTACATTGGCATTCGTTGTTCCGATTGAG